GCAAAGAAAAAGCGCGGAACTCCTTATTTTACAAGGGATTCCGCGTTTTGGTTCAATGCGGGCGGCGGGAGTTGGATTCGATATTCAGCGTTGTCCATGGTTGCTCAAATCCTCGGAAAATAAAGGGATTCCGCGATTCTGTGTGTTCAGCGTTGCTCAGCGTTGTCCACAATTTAGTCCCCACAGAGTCCCCACGGCAACAAAAAAAGCCCCTCTTTCGAGGGGCGGAAGAACCGGGGCAGGTTTGCTTTACTGTATCCGAACGGAGGTAAGAGATCTATAAACATGAATGAAGGCCCCGGTCGTTCTCTTATCGTGAGATGTAGGCCTTGGAGACCCAGCCGAACCGCTGGATGCCGTCCTTGAGGAAGCGGATATAATACCATCCGTTCGACTCGTCGCAGACATCCACCTGGTTCATGTAGCCGAGCTGGGTGAATACATTAGCCGAGGAAGGGTTGCTCACCTTCGGCTCTCTCCGTACATCCAGCAGGCCGGTGTTCACTCTTCCGACCCACTTCGGCGTCTTGGAGGGTCCGCCCTTCAGCTTCTGGTTCACGATGTCCTGAATCTCTCTGTAGTTGTACCCCGCAGCCTCCAGCGCCTTCTTTCTGGCGGTTCCGGTTCCCCACTTGCCCGCGATGACTTCGTCCGCGATCTCCTCTGCAGCCTTCGCGGATGTTCTCGCGTGGCCGCTGACCACGATCACGGTGTGGCCCTTCTTCGAGGTCACGAGGATGTCGCCGTTCCGGAGCTCTTCCGCGCTCTTGACCGTGAAGGCCCGCTCGAAGCGCCCGGTGGCGTTCAAGGCTGCCGGCTCCGTGTAGGTCGTGAAGTTACTAGGATCAAACCCCGCCTGAATGCAGCAGGCCCGCACGAGGGACGAGCAGTCCGCCTCCGTGTTGACCGCTATCGCGCCGAGGCTGTGGTACTTCTTCAGCTGATTAATGACGCCGAGGCGCTGGTTCTGGTCATAGCCGATGTGGCTGTTGGAGCAGGCCTCAATCATGGCCGCTGCCAGCGCGTTCGCGGTCGCCGCGTCCTTCGGTCTGTAACACTTCCAGCCGAGCGGGTGCATGTAGAAATTCTCCACCGCCACCTCTCTGCCGGTCTGGTCTCCTGCGGCTCCGTTCGCCGCACGGCCTCTCTCGTCAATTCTCGCTGATCCGATCTTAATCATCGTTCACCTCCAAGGATTTGTTATATTGATGCGTTGAGATCTTCAGCACCACGCCCAGGAACGTGTCCACGGCCACGATGGTGCCGACGATCTGCTCCGCGTAGGGCAGTCCCCAGATACCGGCTAAGGCAGCGTAGAGCGTGCCAGCCGCAGGGAGGACCACCTGCGCGATGAACTTCAATCTGTCATACATAGAATTGCTCATGTTTCCACCTTCCTCTCCAGATCGGAGATGCGATGATTGGCCACCTTGATCTGCTCCTCGACGACTGGCATCCTCCGGGCGAAGTTGTTATGCTCACGCACTTCCCGGGTCAGCTCGTCGAGCTTCGTGTCGGTCACCGCCTGATGCTTCTCCAGCTCCGCCGTCACCTTAGCCTGGGTAACTCTGTTCTGGACGACCACTGCGATGATGGTCGCCGCTGCTGTTATCAATGCCACGATGATGGCTTCACTCATTTCTTTTCCTTTCTCCCTTAAACACAACATTAACGCAGTTTGATCGACCGCAAAACCGGGAAACAATTCAGCGCAGAACCAGAAGTCTGATATAACCAAATTCCCATGTTTGTTGTACTCGTGAAATTCATGATTTGCGTATGAAGCAAACGTGTTTGATCAGACGGCGTTGCGCCTATTTGCGGAACATTTCGTCCGGGAGTAAATGTTCCTGTTGCATAACCGAATCCAACTGCTCGAATGCCAACGGAATTAGTATTGAATGCGGCGCCGTATTCTACTAAATAAACACCGGGTTCAAATCGTTTCGTCATGGTTACCGTCCATTGTGCAGACGGAACAGAATATGATCCCGCTACATTTTGATAATAATCGGTATTAATATCCGTCAAAGTTGTGTTTATGGACGAGATGTCGTTGGTATTCTGCGCGATGTCGGTGGTGTTCTGCGCGATGTCCGTAGTGTTCTCTCCCACCTGGTCGAGGATGTCCTGAATCTCTGCTCCTGTCTGTCTGAACTGATAAGGCATGTTTTACCTCCCGTCTATAAAACGAGCCTCGAGGCGGTCAAGTCTCGCCCTCAGCTCGTCATTCTCTCTTTCTAATCTCTCAACCTTCGCCACCAGCACTTGGATGTAGTCGAGGGACTTCATGCCGTTGTGGTCTTCGTCCACCATCTCCGGCGCGATCTCTTCCACGTCCTGAGCGATGTAGCCGATGCGCTCCGCGCCTTTGCCTTCGCCCCTCCATCGGAACCGCACGGCACGAATGCCAGACAAATCCGGCACATCTTTCTCAAGGATCTCCTTCAGCCGTCCGTCTGACGTTTGAGTGAGGCTGACGCATCTCACGTTTCCGCCGTTCCCGTTCAGCGTGATTGTGGCGTTCATCGTCTGGATGTTTCCGGCGCTGTTCCTGCTTATGGATCCGAGATACATCAAACCGCCGATAATTTGAGATCCATAGTTTGTGTTAAGCCCGGCAGCTTCAAACCATCCCGGCAGGATGCGCGAATAACCATCAGAAGATGCAGAACCAGTGCCCAGCCGGAAGGCCTGATAAGCGGAGTTTGTCGTGTTGATGTTGATGCTTCCTCCGGTTATCGTCGCGCTGGAGCTCGTGAGCTTATTCGCCGTCACGTTCCCGGCATTGTCCACTTTAAACGTCCCGGAGCCGTTGTTGATTGCTATCCCGGTTATCGTTCCGCCGGAAATATTCGAGGCGTTTAGGTTCGTGATGGTCACGTCCGAGGCATCAATGCTTCCTCCGCTGATCCTGTCCGCGCTCAGGTGCCCGGTCGTGATAAAGTCCGCCACGATGGCCCCGTCCTGCGTCATCGCCAAGCCATACGTCCCGGAGTAACCGCTCGCCGAATAGCCGAGCCCTGACTTGTTCCACCGCCAGACCTTCGTGGCCGTGGTGATGTCATCCGTATCCATGACGAGGATCTCGTCAGGCGTTCCGTCATCGTCCGTGTCATGCAGGATGACATAGCCGCCCTCGTTTCCTGTGATGAGCGCGGTCGCGTTCGCAATGGCGCGGAGCATCGCGTTCGACACGGAGGTCCTCTGCTTCTCTTCCTCCTGTTGGAGGCTGTGGATGGTGTCGGCGATGTTTGTCCTGGCATCACCAAACTCGATGGAGGTGTAGCGCTCTTTCAGTCCGTCCCATACGGTCTTGATACACTTCGCCTTCGCGCTGATGCCCAAACGCTCGAACTCCACTGTCACGGTGTCGCACAGCTCCACCACCTCCGTGCTCTGAGCCCAGTCGAGGGTGATGTTGATCTTCGGAACCCCGATGTTGTTTGATCGGATGTAGGTGTTCGCCCGGGCGGTCAGCTGTGCCGCCGTCGGCTGCTCTTGGAAGTCTGAAGACAGGTCAAGACACAGGATCCTGCGGAAGTCAAAGCTCCCCTGAATGTTGATGATGTTTGCTCTTACGACAGTTCCGTTCTGGTCCTTCCAGAATGGCAAGACGCCGGTCCACATGTTGGCGATGTTCTGCTCCTGTTGAATGCTCAGGAGGTTGACGCCGTAGCGAATGACCACTCCGCGATCCTGGCCTCTTTCCTTCCTCAGGACCGCTTCGTAATTGTCATACTGCCACTCGCCACCATAGACATCTAACAGGGAGCCGCGCTTACCTCCGAACCACGAACGGACCGACGAAGGCTCCGTCACTGAGAAGTCCGCAATAGTCGGCACCGTCGTGGAGATGGTGAAGGGCGTGTCGATGGCTGCGTGACTGATCAGACCCGCACACGCTGCCGCCGCATTCTGGGCAGTGAACGGAAGAACAGGCACCCCGCTCAGGTCATAGACGAGGTGCTCGGCGTTGATGGTCACTACTCCGTTTATGGGCGTCTGGATCTGGTAGATGCGGAAGGGCTGAGGACCGTCCGATGCGTTCGCGCTGGCGAGGATGATGCACCTGTTCTCGATCTCGTCAAAATGGACTCCGTCCGCCGGATACTGCATCACCAGTTCATATTCGCCATTCCGCGCTTCCGTGACGCTGTAACTGATGCAATCGGTCAGCGCACCCAGTCCGTAGGTGTTCCAGTCTCTGACCGCGCCGCTCTGGCCAGCGGCCAGAAGGACTTCGTCGTTCACGTCATGGAGCGGAATGGCGTTGACGTCCAGCAACGCCTCAGGCTCTGCTTCTGGAGTAAATAAGATAGGGATCATAGCGTCCACCAGTTCGGGGCCACCTCGATGGAGGTGATGCCGCCAGTCAGTGTGATCTCCTGCTCTCCGCTCGGAATGATCGGGAAGCTCCCGGAGATAAGATTATTGAGGTTCGTGTCGCCGGAGTATGCGGTCATGTTCTCGCAGTCAATGACCATTCCGTCATAGATCCCGGCGATGGTCAGCGTCTTTCCTCCGGCTGTGATGGAACCATTCCCGGAGCCGCTCACCGTGATGACAGGCTTCGATGGGAAGGGTGTAGGGTTCATCACGTTGCCTGTGGCGCTCAATGTGATGGGTGCTACATTTGCCACAAAGCGACGAGGGTCACACCGGAAGGTGATGGTTGCTTTGCCGTACCTGGTCAGCGTGTTCTCCACGTCGAACGGCCCAATGAAATAAGCTCGTCTATAGTGGTCTGGGTCGAACGTGTCGGATAACTCCTGATAGCCGGAAGGAGCGAACAGCCACTCCGCGATGGTGTAGCCCACGTCCGTGGCGCTGTTCCTCGTCGCTCCGTGTCCCCATATCGTGTAGGACTGCTCGACATTCTCCCATGCGTCCTGCATGACTACGATGTCTCCGCTCCTCCCGGGCACGTTGTAAACGTCCATCTTTCGGGCGGGTCTGTTCATGCTCGGAATCTGGTCGACAATAAGGCCGAGGTCCTTACTGGAAACCCCGGCCCATGTGATAGCGCTCTTAGGCATAAACTGCCCCCTTCCTGTCAACGGCGTGCTGCATCCTCAGCATGACCGCGTCTGCGATGGCTTCCGCACTCTGCCCGGGTGCCGCGTTCACCGTGATGTTGATGGTCTGGTTCGTTCCGAGAGCCTTTGCCATGTCCTGTGCCACAGCGTGGACCCATGCCGCGTTGTTCTCCAGAGGGACGACCGCCTCAGCGCCGGAACCTTCGAGCAGACCGATCTGGCCTTTCTCCAGTACACCGCCTCGCGCAAGATGCGGGATCTCGCTGATATGGATGCCCCTGCCTCCGACGCCAGGAACCCACGAAGGGATCCTGATGCGGTTCAGCCCTCGGATGAAAACATTGATCAGACTGATCACGCCATTGATGGGTGCCTTAATGACCGAGACAATCGCTCCAATGATGTTTGAAACCACATTTTTCGCGCCTTCGAACACGCTCTGGAACCATCCGGCGACATTTGCGAAGATGCCCTTGATGCCTTCCCACAGTCCCGAGAAGAAGCCTGTGATGCCGCTCCAGATGCCCTTGACCAGCTCAAAGGACTCCATGAACCTCTCAACGAAAAAGTCCTTGACGGCGGAGAACACGTTCTTGATGCCCTCCCAAATGTCAGAGAAAAATCCTGTGATCTTCTCCCACGCATTCACGATGGCATCCTTCGCCGCGAGGAAGGCCGCCTTCAAGCCCTCCACGATGCCGCCGACCACTTCCTTGATGCTCTCCCATGACTCCTTGAAGAAATCAGAGAAGATGTGAAACCTTGCCTCAAGTGCGACGAACACGCCGATGAGGGCTCCGATCAGGGTGATGATCAAGAATATCGGGTTCGCCATCATGGCTGCGTTCATCGCCCACTGTGCCACCGTGATGGCCATTATGGCGGCGGTGACTCCGGTCAGAACGCCGATGACGATTTCCTTGTGGTCGACGATGAAGCTCACTATCTCTCCGATAATCGGAATGGCGTCAGCGATCAGCTCCGTGATGTCCTGAATAATCCCGGTGATGTTCTCCTGCCCGACGGTGTTGATGATCTCCATCCAGCCGTTGACGATGGTGGCCTTCAGGTTGCCCATGGCTCCCTCGAACGTGCTCACACTGCTCGCAGCTTCCACCGCGATCGGCTCGTTTCCGATCTCCATGATGGCCGCATTGAACTCGTCCGCCGTGATCTCGCCATTGCTCAGAGCGGTCTGGAAGTCTCCGACGTATGCTCCGGCATCCTCCAGAGCTTGCATCATGACTCCGGCCGCGCCGGGGATGGCGTTCATCATCTGTCGCCAGTTCTCAGTCGTGAGCTTTCCGGCACCCGCTGTCTGGGTCATGACCAGAGCCACAGACTGGAACGTGTCCGCAGAGCCTCCGGCTGCCGCGTTCAGGTTTCCGGCTGCGATGGTCAGGTCATCGAACCCTTGCACACCGTTCGCGCCCAACTGAGCCGCCGTGTTCATGATCGTCTGGAGGTCGTAGACCGTAACGTCGGCATATTCCTTCAGCTTGGCGCTTGCCGCGTCAATCTGAGCTGTGTCAAACCCCGCGAACTCCATCGTGGTCCGGAACTTCGTCATCGCGTCCGTGGCTTCGATGGCTTCGTCCAACAGACCGCCGATGGCAGAGATGGCTCTCTCGATGCCGTTCGCCACAAGGTCGGCGAGGGCTCCCTTCAGCACCGTGAAGCCGTCAGCCGCTCCGTCTGGATCCAAATCATCCAGACTTTCACCGAGGTCTTCCGTCTCGTCCGTGGCGTCGTCAGCCTGTCTGGCGAGGTCGTCCATCTCGTCCCCGGCATTGTCGACCGCTCTCCCTGCGTCTCTCAGAGCCTGTTCGGTCTGCTGCCATTCGCTCTGATAGCTCGATAGGGCGTGCTCGGTGTCGATGATCTCGCGCTGGAGGGTTCTCTGCTTCTCCGCGTTCTCCTCGCTCGGGTCCGCGTTCCGCAACTGTTCAAGAGCTCGCTTTTCGGTCTCCAGCTTGCTCTTTACGTCTTCAATGGCTTTCGCAAGGTATCCCTGTTTTTGCTGAAGGAGCTCGACATTGTTCGGGTCGAGCTTCAGGAGCTTGTTGACGTCCTTTAAACTTTGATTGGTATTTTTCAGCGACCTGTCGACTCCGGCCAGAGCCTTCTGGAGTCCTGTGGTGTCGCCGTTGATTTCAATGGTGATTCCTTTAATTCTGCCGGATGCCATGAGGCCTCCTTTCGTCAGAAGCGCCGGAAGTCTTCCTGTGTGGCAAGCTGAGACCAGCCGTCCCAGTGGTCGTTCCCGCGCTCCGTCATCATGTCAAAAATCATCCCCATGTCCAACAGTTCAAGGTCAGACATGGGGATGCGAAGCTCTGCACACCGCAAAAGGTAGAGAGCGGTGTTCTGTTCACGGTCTATCGGCCGCTCTTTTTTTTTGACGTGCTCAACGTCTTTCGGTTCCCGGTCCACAGGGTCATGATATCCCCTGCCGCCATGATCAGCGCCATGGGGTCGTTGAGGGTGGCAAGCCAGCCCTCCAGCGTGGTCTCTTTGTCGATGCTGCCGCCCTGTCGTCCCATGACGTAGGCCAGCCGCTCGATCACGGACTGGTCTCTCAGAACATCTCCCTCGACCGCGCTCTGGAGGTCCGCGAAAACGTCCTGCCCGAATATGGTCCTATAGACCAGAGGCGTGGCGCCGTTCGCGGCCATGTTCATGTCCTTGCCGTCAATCTGGATGATCTTCTCCATGTGTTGCCTCCTCAGCTCGGCTGCACGACTGCCGTGAAGAAGCTGGCGTAACCGCTCGCGTCGGATTCCATCTTACCCTTGACGATGTCCGCATCTGCAGTCGCGTTGTAAATGCTGGTCGCCGTCAGGTCAAGGGTCTCCGTCACAGGCTCCACGCTCGACTCCTTCGTCTGGCTCGATACCGAGGGGCGCGCCGCCACGACGTTATACATGACATGCTTCGTGGCTGCTTCGTCACCCTCGAACTGGAACAGCAGCGCGAAGTGCGCGGGCTCCACGTCCACGACCTCGTACTGGAGTCCGGTGGTCTCATCGCTCTCCTCTCCGAGGATGGCCGTGCGGAACGAGTCCGGGATCAGAGCCAGCTCCAGCGAGCCGGTGTAGCCGTTGTTCGACTGTCCGACATAGTAGACGATGTTGTCCGCGTAAAACGGAGTCGTGTCGCCCTCAGCGTCCAGAGTCAGGTTCACAGCACCGGGCAGAGCCACAGGCGCCGTGTAGGTCGCGGATCCATCCGCCGCGATGGTGGCCTTCGCGTAGTAGACGTTCTTCAGGCCGTATTTAATCTTGTTCGCCATTTAGTACCACCTCCATGGTGTAGGTGACTTCGAACATGCGCTCGGAGTCAATGTAGGTTTCATTTCGTTCGTAGACCATGCTGCTCAGGGTTGCTTCGACCTGTCCCTCCAGAGCAAAGTCCTTCTCGTCCGTGTAAAGCTCGACTACCAGAGGGCGGATCTTCGCGTAGTTCGAATCGTCCGCGATGAAGTCATCATCTCCCAGATAGTAGAACACGAGGTAAGGCGGATTCGGCGCGTGGCCCTCCGGCCACTGGTAATAGGTGACCGGGAGCCCAATGCCCTCCAGCATGGTTTTTACTTCCTGATAGGTCATATGCCCTCCAGCTTTTCATACAGGCGGTCAATGGCCTCCTCCGCCGCCCACTCTGCCACCGGGGCAATGTGTTCGATGGGTCTCGACCGTCCGCCATTTCTGAGAGCGTGGCTGTATTCCAACAGATGGGGAAGCCCGGGGATCTTGTTATAGATCGTGTAGCCTACCCTTATGCGGCTCTTGTCACGCTGCCGTGACCATCCTTTCGCATATTTGCCAGTGCCGCCGAGCTTGGCCCTCGTGTTGGCTTTGAGCCTGGTGACAGCCTCTTTCGAGACCTCATTCAGGCTCTCTTCCATCGCCGGAACCACGCCTTCAAAGGTGTAATTGGTCAACGCCTCCTCGACGAACTCCTGAAAGTTGAATCGGTTGGAATTAACTACCGCCATGCACTCCCACCTTCCTCTCCGCGTAGAGCTCCACGAGGTCCAGAGAACGGCGATAGGTTCTATACACGGAATAGAGCTGACCGTTGTAGGCCAGCTCCATCTCGTCGTTATAGTCCCATGCCGAAACAATGAACCTGTACTCCGGTTTCAGGCCGTTCTGGCCA